TTATAGAACAGATGAAAACGGAATTAGAATATATGACTATGATGAAATGAGAAATCAATTCGAACAGCATATGTTACAATGTGCGGCTAATACACAGGGTGATTTAGATGGTTGGTCTGATAAACAGAGAGATTATGCTATGGATAATATGACTAGCGATTTATATGAACAAGCGAAGGAGATATTTGAATGATAAAAAGAGTCAATCGTAAATCTATGTTAATTAGAGAGTCTGGTAGAAGTAGTGATTTTATTACACCTAGTTTTGGATACGGTTGTTTATTTAAATGTAATTATTGTTACATGAGAAGACACGTAAAGTCTGGTGTAACAATTGCTGATAATATAGATGATATAATAGAAGCTATTATACAACACAGTATTACACTACCTTACCCGAAAACACCAAATCAAACACACGAAACATATTATACATATGATTTTAGTTGCAATGAAGATTATGTATTGCACGCAAAGTATCACGATTGGAAAAAGTTGTTTGGTATATTTAAATACAACGAACAGATTATGGGTACTGCGGCAACAAAATATGTAAATAATGATTTATTATCTTTCAACCCTTTACAAAAAGTTCGTATTAGATTTAGTCTAATGCCACAAGAGTTGTCTGATAAACTAGAGCCAGGAACAAGTAAAATTATAGATAGAATAAAAGCTATTAATGATTTTATAGAAGCTGGTTATGATGTACACGTAAATTACTCACCAATAATAGTATATGAAAATTCTAAAAAAGCATATGCGGAGTTATTTGACTTAGTAGATACGCACGTACATAACTTGTTTAAGCATAAAGTAAAAGCAGAATGCATTTTTTTAACTCACAACGAAGATATGCATAAGTTTAATGTTACAGAGGGAGTAGAAGGCGAAAACTTATTATGGAGAAATGAGTTACAAGAAGCTAAAACAAGTCAATATGGAGGTCGTAATATTAGATATAAATACAATATTAAAAGAGATTATATAAACGCATTTCGTAATGCTATGAAACGACACGTTCCGTGGCAAGAAATAAGATACATATTTTAGGAGGAAAATATGAGAGAAACATTAAAAGAAAAATACGATAGAACTAAAATGTGGTATGATTCAGCACAGAAATTACTTATGGGTAGAACCATTGAAAATGTATGGTGGCAAGAATGGGATGAAGACTATCCAGAAGAAGGGACTGGATTAGTATTTGTTACAGACAAAGGCGATGCATTCTTTGTAGGAATGGATGATGAAGGTAATGGTCCTGGTGCTTTACATATCGGTATGGATGAAAAACGTAGAAAACAGTTCAAAAAAGAGGGATTATGTACTTCTTGTTTACCAGTAGGTGTAGAAAGCAATTCATCATATAGAGATATGTGGGAAAAACTAAATTATGTAGGAAAAACTAAATGAAAAATGATTGTCCAACTATATTTCCTTACTATGGAGGCAAATATAGCTTATCAAGGAAACTTGTTCCTAAGCTTCATCCTCATGAACGATATATTGAAGTATTTCTTGGTGGAGGAAGTATGTTCTTTAGAAAAAACAAAGCAAAAATAAATATATTAAATGATTTGCATAATGACATAATAAATTTGTATATTTCAGTAGCGGAGGATTTCGACAAGTTTAGACATTATTGTAAACATATACTATTGTCTAGAACTCTTCACGAAGACTATAGAAAACTAATACATAGTAAATCAAAAGTAGACATACCAGATTATAAAAGAGCAGCAATGTACTTTTTTGTATTAAAAACGGCGTTTAACAAAAGCCCTTTCTTACCAATTAGTAACGCTGCTAAATGGAATGACGATATTCTGGCTGATTTAGAACCAAGTAGAAAAAAGTTAAATGATGTGTTTATTGAAAACATGGATTTTAGAAAGTTAATTGAAAAGTATAAGCCAAAAGAAGGAGACATGTGGTATTTAGACCCTCCTTACTTTGCAGCTACAGATAGAAATGATTACTATATACATTCATTTACAGAAGATGACCATTTAAGTTTAAAAGAAGTTTGCGATGAAATTGATGCAGGCGGGGGAAAATTTATGGTGTCTTATGATAATAGACCTGAAATATGGCAAATGTATAGGTTTTATTTTATAGATGAAATACCAATTAAATATGCTGGTCAATTACATAGCAATGAAAAGAAAAATGAATTAGTTATTACAAACTATATTCCAAAAGAAAAACAAATTAGTTTATTTACAGAATCGGAGGTGTAATGAAAGAGTTTACAGACAAAAAAGAACTTAAGCAGACAAACGGACTGGAACCTATGCCTAAGAATGAAGAAGCAGAAATAGCATTATTAGGTAGTATTTTACTAAAAGGTGATGAAATCTTTGAAAAAGCTAAAGCGATTATCAAAGAACCTAAATGTTTTTATACTACAAAGCATCAAGAGTTGTGGAAATCGTTTCATAGGCTGTATAAGAACAATGTGCCAATAGATACTATTACAGTATTTGGAGATTTAAAGGATAATGTAAAAGACAATAATTTAACTACTTATTATTTAACTGGATTGGCTAATGGAGTTCCTACTACTGCGAACGCTGAAACTTACGCTAAGAACATTTGGTATAAGTTTATACAACGTAAAGCGGTAAAAAGTTCCCAAATATTATATAACTTAACTTTACAAAATACGGATGATATTGTAGAAGTCTTACATCAACATGAAAAGATTATACAAGACTTAAAAGATATTGCTCCAAGTAAAGTAGTTGAAACTAAAGACATATTGACTAATACAGTAGAAGCATTAAAAGAAGGCACAAACTTAATACCTTTTGGTATTGAACAGCTAGACAATGCAGCTGGTGGTATGACTAGAGGTGAGATTACAGTTGTAGGTGGTAGACCAGGACATGGTAAAACTACTATGATTATTAATATTGTCAAACGATTACTTGAACAAGGTAAGAAAGTTATGTTATTTAATCGTGAGATGACTAATGTTGAGATGATGAAAAAGATTTTAGTAATGGAATTTCAACAATTTAGTTATGAACGTATTAGAAAAGCTGCTGATATTAGTAAAGAAATAACCGAAATCAATCTAAAGAAAGAAGAACTTGGTGAAAAATACAAGAACTTGATTATGTTAGATGATTGTAAAACGCTTGCAGACGCTATGAAAGAGATAAGTAAAGAAAAACCAGATGTAGTCCTTGATGATTATATCCAACTTATTCGTACAGATGGAGGCAATAAAGATAGAAGGTTTGAAATAGAAGATATAATGCTTGACTATAAGTGGATTTGTAAGAAAATTAAGTGTAGTGCTATATTAGTATCGCAATTAAATAGAGAAATTGAAAGAAGGTTAGACCCTAGACCTAAGTTATCAGACTTTGCGGAAAGCGGTGTGATTGAACAAACAGCTGAAGCGGCGTTCTTTGTATACTATCCTTATGCGGTAGATAATAGAGACAACGATAAGTATGAAATTGAAGTAATATGTCAAAAAGCTAGATATGGGCAATTAGGTTCATATAATATGGGCTTTAATGGAGATAAATGTAGCGTGTACTTTGACCGAAATGAAGCTATTAGAATGATGAATAAATGAAAATTTTAACTATAGACCCTGGATGGAGTGGGGCAGTTGCTTTCTTTGACTCAACGAACCTCCAATTCACTACCAATTGTCCTACTTCAAGGGAACCAAAAGATATGGTTAAAGTCATTAGAAATGCTATAGGTCGTAAAAAACCTAAAGTATACATAGAAAGAGTTTGGGCTAGACCTTACGAAAGAGGTGCTTTTACTTTTGGAGAAAATTATGGCGTTTGGTTAGGTATTATAGCGTCATTAAAGTTGCAGAGAGTAGATGTATTGCCTAAAGTATGGCAACATTTCATTGGAGGAGATATACCAAAAGACTACACAGAACGAAAAAGATATTTTAAGAAAGTGGCTCAAGACTGGGCAGGTAATAATCATAGAGTTACATTAAAGAATGCAGACGCAATCTGTATTGGAATGTACGCATTAACGGAGGAAAAATGAAAAAAGAATATAAAGACTTATTAAAATACAAAGTAGAACTTAATAATAAAAATTACAAAATGCACGTATATGAAATTAGAATCAAATTGCAAAAAGAAATAACAGAACTACAAACTATAATGGATACTTACGACGCAGCAAACATACCTACGATTAATCAATTAGAAACAGAAGGTTATAGATTATCTCAACAAGGTATTGAAAACTTAATAAACACAATAGATTAAGAAGCTTCAGATTCTAAGGCTTGCAGACTTTGTAACACTTGAGCGTCAAAGTTTACTTGTTTTGCAGGCTTAGGATTGTCAAACCAATTCTTTGCATTTAATGCTGGTACATTTTTTCTCATCTCTTTAACTTCTTTAGTGCTATACAACCCTAATTCGCTTGTTGCGAATGTTCCAAAGAAATTATTAGATTGCAATGATTTAGGTCCAGTATTGTTATATAGTCTTCCTAATTGTATATTAAATAAATTTAAAAGTTTACCAAACATTGTTGTATCGTCATCTAATTCAGCTGCATACTCTCTACCAGTCATATAAGACATAATACCATCATCATCAAAATCGTCATACCATGCAAACATTTCTCCAGTATCAAATGTTTCATCTACAAGGCTTTTTACATCTAATACTGTACTTACTGTAGGTCCTAAGCTACCAGCTACAGGTCCTTTGTTAAAGAAAGCTGCTGCTCTTTCTTCGTCGTCATCGCTATCCCACAATGTCCACCATTTGTTAGCTCTATCTATTGTATCATTTTGTATAAGATTACCTAAATCTGTGTTAAATAATGGACTAAATATTCCATGAACCATAGTGTTCATAAAAAACAATCTATGCATTCGATTTGCTTTTTCTCCAAATAAATCACCTTTACGAATGTCTCCAAATCCTTCTTGTATCCATTTTTTTTGCAATACAAACAAACTCATTCCATAATGTTGGAATTGTCCCAAAACTGCACCTGATTTAGTTCTTAATATAGGAGCTTTATTAATACCTGAATAATCAAAATGTATTAATCTTACGGTATCTCTAGCAGCATTTTCAGCTCTTCTTCTTCTATACAACTCAAAATTAGCTTCATATTCTGTAGTTTTTCCTAAAATATCAGATTTAATTTCTGTATTTTGAGCTTTCTTAATTGCGTTTATGTCTAGCCTATTATTTTTATCTCTAAAATTATTCCATTCATACTGTTTTCTTAGTTTAGGCTCTAATGCTTTATCTGTTTTCCAAGCGTTAACATATCCTAACTTGTATGCCCAGCCACGATTTAATTCGTTTTCTATTTTTCTCATAAATACACCAGACCTAGTAGAAGCATTATCTATTAGTTTATCAAGCTTGTCTATTGCTTTAAAATCTGTTTTAGTTCTATATGTACCAGTTGATTCGTCGAAAATTCTTTCTGGAATCATTTGTCCATACACATCTCTAATATTTGCGGTTTCACCAAATTCCATTTTTAAACCACTTTTTTCCAAACCTATATTAACTCTAGCTTGTAAATTTTTGTCTTTTGCTAATTCTTTATTTAATCTGTTTACACCAGCTACTCCAAAATGCACATAATGAAATAACGCTTGTGCTGAGTTTCTAGCTGCAGACCTAACGTTATATCCTAACTTACTAAAGAATTGCGCAGAAGTAGCCATTCTAGCCATTTTAGAATATATTGTAGGCTCTCCAGTAATTGGATTTAAGTCTTTTATTCCCATTTGATACATATAAATATTTTGCATATAATCTTGCAATCCAGCATTTACTTCATCAAAAGCTGTAGTTTTACCATCATTAAGAGTCTTACCTCTATTTTTGGTATCTGTAACAA